GAAAAAAGAGGGATGCAGAAGCATATCGAAAGATTTTGTTGAAAATGGTTGGTACTCCGGTGATGACTGCATAACCACCAGTCAGTTTGCTTTGCTTCAAAGATATAAAAATCAGAAACAAGGTGGACAACTATACTGTGTTTCTATGGCACAGTATAGTTGATTAATATAAAAATTGAAGGAGTGAAGCGAATGCAGGAGATAAGTTTGGGTGTTTTTGCAGTATGTATATTTTTAATTGGGTTTGTATTAGGCTTTTTTAGTTTATTTCTGTTGGCAGGTATTGATAGATGGTTTGATAAGCGAGAAAATAGAAAAGCGAAAGAAAAGGCAGAAAAAGAAAAAATAGATGAGAAAAATAACAGACATAAAAAATATTCTGAAATGTTTAAGAAAGTAGATTCTTGAAAAAGTTATTTGTTAAGAAACAAAAGGAGTGGAAGAATGTGAAATCAGAACAGTTTGGAATGGATATGCTGAATTATCAGATTTTTATGAAGATAATAAAAAAGTTATTAGATAATAATTTAATAACATTAAAAGAATATGAAGAGATAGACCAATTAAATAAAAAATCGTTTAATTTAACATTATATAATCTTTATTAAAAAAATGCTTGCTTTTGAAAAAAAGTTTTAGTATTGTGTGGTACTGAGGGAGGGGGATTTATGGTTAAACAGATAAAAGTCATAGAGCCTCATACTATAGTTAAAGATAATAATATGTTTTCAAAAATAAGAGTTGCTGCTTACTGTAGAGTAAGTTCAGATAGTGACAAACAGCTTATGTCGTTTGTAACACAAAGAGAGTATTATGAAGAATTGATATCTAAAAAAAGCAATTGGGAATTAGTTGAGATATATGCTGATGAAGGAATAACTGGTACAAAACGAGATAAACGAGATGAATTTAATAGAATGATAGATGATTGTGAAGATGGAAAAATAGATTTAATAATTACAAAATCATTTTCAAGATTCGCAAGAAATACATTGGAATGTATTGAGGTAATAAGAATGCTGAAGTTGATGAACATAGCCATTATTTTTGAGAAAGAAAACATCAATACTTTATCAGCAGAAAGCGAAATGATGTTAACTATATTGAGTTCAATAGCTCAAGAAGAATCAATATCAATATCAAAAAACCAAAGATGGAGTTATATAAAGAGATTCACAGAAGGGCGTTGGAAACCAGCCAATATAACTTATGGTTATACTAAGGATCAAAGTGGAGAAATTATAAAAAATATCAAAGAAAGAGATTTAATGAAAGTAATATTTAATAGATATTTAATAGGATGGGGAACAAGTAGAATAGCCAGAGAACTTGATAGACTTGGATATAAGCCCAAAAAAGGAGAAAAATGGTCTGAACACACAATAAGTGATATTTTAAGTGACTGTGTGTATAGTGGAGATTTATTGATGCAAAAGACATATATGTCCGATACGTTCCCATATAGGAGATGTAGAAATAGAGGTGAAAAAGAAAAATACATAATTAAAAATAATCATGAACCATATTTAACAGAGGAAGAGTCAAACAGAATAGCAATGATAAGAGAATATAGGCGAAAAGAAAGAAACATTGATAATGATATAGATAAATATAAAAATAAATACGAATTAAGTGGAATTATAAAATGTAAATGCGGTGGAACATTTAAGAGGCAAATAAGAAAAACAACAAATGGTGAATATGTTCAATGGGTGTGCGTAAATCATATAACAGATAAGAATCGTTGTGAATTAAAAGCAATAAAACAAGAAAAAATAAACAAGGCAATTGATAGAATGTGGAATAAAATGTATGGAAATTATGAATACATTTTAGAACCATTATTACAAACATTAAAAAATGATAATAATAGTGATAATATAATAGATTTTAATAATAGAATAAATGAATTAAATGAGCAGAGTCTTATGCTAAGTAGATTACTATCGAAAGGCTATATTGACTCTGCTATTTTTATAGAAAAAAGTAATGCCGTAAATACTCAATTAGAAGAGCTAAAGTTAAACAAAAAGAAATCGAGGGCATTAGAATTCAGAAATGAAATAAAGCAGACGGAGAAAATAATAGAGATTATAAAAAATGATGATGAAGAGAAAAAAGGAAAATTTGAAATTATAAAAGAGATTTTTATTTTATCTGATAGCAATATCGAAATTAATTTAATAAATGGATTGAAGTTATCAGAAAAAATATAAGGGGGGATATTATGAAGCGAATGTTTCCAATAGGTTATAGCATGAAAGAAGGAGTAGTTGAAATTTTTGAATATGAAGCAAACATTCTTAAACAGCTCTTCAAGGAATACTTAAACGGAAAAGCTATGAGTAAACTTTGTTTAATACTTATAGAAAACAAAATAGAAAATTATAATGGAGAACTTAGTTGGACTCACTCATCGATAGGTAAAATTCTCGCCAATAAAAGATATATGGGAGATGATATATACCCACAAATAATATCAAAAGAATTATTTTATAAGGTACAAGATAAAAGAACAGAAAAAAATAAAAGTAATAATAAAAACAGCAACATTTCGATTAATGGGAAAAATAGTGACTTTTATTTAAGAGATAAAGTGCAATGCGGAGAATGCGAGAGCTTTTATAGAAGATATCAAATTCATCATAATAGAGATAAAAAATGTAATTGGAAATGTAGCAAATACATAGTAAATAGGAAAGTACAATGTAAAAATATTCATTTAGAAGATGGAGAAATAGAAAAAACATTTTGTAAGGTAATAGAAGCAGTAAAAGAAGATTTTAATTTAATAAAAGTAGAGCAAGTGACAGTAGTTAAACCAATGCGATTGGCACGCAAAAGATTTTCAAATATTTGTGACGAGGCTTTTTATATAGCATCTCAAAAATATGAGCAGTTAGGTGACTGTGATTATGAAAAAAACACAGAATTTATAATTGAAGAGATATGCAAAGTTAATAGTGATGATGGTTTTAATAAAGAATTATTTAAAAATATTATAGACAAGATTGTGGTACATAAAAATAATTGGTTGGAAGTAGTTTTTATTAATGAAGCAAGATTAAAAATTGAAAGGGTGTGAGAAGGTGGTACAAAAGATAGTACAAGTTATTCCGGTAAGGAACGAAAGAGAAACAAAGGTAATAAAAAAAGAAAAAAGAATGAGGGTTGCTGCTTATTGCAGAGTTAGTACGGAATTGGAAGAACAGCAATCAAGTTACAAACTCCAAGTAGAGTATTATACGAGTTATATACAAAATAACTCCGATTGGATTTTTGCAGGTATTTATGCAGACGAAGGAATAACAGGTACTAATCTAAAAAAGAGAGATGGCTTTAATAAGTTAATTAAAGATTGCTTATTAGGAAAGATTGATATGGTAATAACTAAATCAGTTAGTAGATTTGCAAGAAATACACTTGACTGTTTAGCCACAATTAGGAAGCTGAAAGAGAAGAATATAGCGGTATTTTTTGAAAAGGAAAACATAAATACACTTGATGGCTCTGGAGAGATGTTACTTACAATACTTAGTAGCTTGGCACAAGAAGAGAGTAGATCACTCAGTACCAATACAAAATGGGGAATAATGAAAAGATTTGAAAAGGGAGAGGTACAATTAAACTATACAAGATTTTTAGGATACACCAAAAACAATGAAGGACAATTGGTTATAGAGCCAGAGGAAGCAGAAGTAGTAAAATTAATATATAGACTATTTTTAGAAGGATATAGTGCACAGGGAATAGCAACTGAACTTGAAACGAGAGGAATAAAAACAGTAACCGGTAAAACAAAATGGAATGCATGTGTTATATCAAGCATATTAAAAAATGAGAAATATATGGGAGATGCATTACTTCAAAAGAGTTATACGGTCGATTTTTTAACAAAAAAAAGAGTTAAGAATAATGGAAATGTAAAGCAATACTATGTAACTAATAATCATGAAGGTATAATTCCTAAAGATATTTTTTATAGAGTCCAAGAGGAACTTGCAAGAAGGTCAAGTTTAATAAGAAAAAATGGAAAACAAAAGGATAAATCAAAATATAGTTCAAAATACATTTTAACAGATATGATGTATTGTAGTGAGTGCGGTCAGCCATACAGAAGGGTAACATGGTATAAAAATGGCGAAAGAGAAATTGTGTGGAGATGTATGAGTAGATTGAAGAATGGAAAAAATAATTGCGAACATTCGCCAACAATAAAAGAATACGCACTACAAAATGCAATAATGAATGTTATTAAGAGAACATTAGAAAGACGAGATACTGTAAATGAAATCGTATTTAATAATGTGAAAAAAGTATTATTATCTTCTCAAAATGAAGATATAGAAAAAGAGATAAAAGAAGTTAGAGAAAAAATTATGGAGTTAGTGGAATTAAATATTAAAGCCGGATCACAAGACAGAAGTTTTGAGGAAGAATATAAAAAGTGGTCTGGTAAATTAAAAGAGTTACAAACCAAAAGAGATGAGATAGAGAAAAATAATAGAAGAATTGAAGATGTAAGTAAATTCATGAATTTAGGAGAAGTGCAAATAGATGGTTTCGATGAAGAACTTGTGAAAAATCTAATAAAAGAAATAAAGATTATTTCGAAATATAAGATTGCAGTACAATTAAGTACAGGAGAAAGTAAGGAAGAACAAATTGAATATTAGTGGAAAAAAGAGTAGGAATATGTTAAACTATAAATATGTAAAAAATCGAATGGTTTCAACATATTTTTTTATTTTTAAATAAATGCAGGTTTACAATAAAAAAATATCATTATTGAATGTGCAAGGCATGTTGAGAACGTAGTGTTGCTAGAAAAAATATAAACCTTGAAATACTTGATATGAGTGTGTTTGATAAGTTTACTCGATTTGATAGAAAAGATGCAATTTCATTAAAAAAGACAGTTTTTGATGAAATTATAGTAAAAGTATCAGTAGACCTCGCATGAGTTGCAAGGTGAAAAAGCAGTGTGCTTAAAGGAATAAACTACAAGCAAAAGAACATCAATATTGGTGTTCTTTTTTCGTTGTCAAAATAAAAGTTAGGAGGGTAAATGATAATGAAACTTAATAGGTATGGTATTCAAATAAAGCAGTGGTTAAAAAATGAGTATCCAATAAGATACCAAGAATTAATTTTAGATGGTACTTTGATGGAGAAAATTTATGAAAGGCAAAATGAAGTGATGGAGTATAGAGATGATTTAATAAAAATTTTTAAACTAGCAGATGCAAAAAATGTTTTTTTAGAGAAAGTTAGAAGTGAAAGGGAGATTCAAAATGAGATTGAGGAAATGTTAAAGGAAGTAATGTATAGAGAATTTTAAAAGTAAGGCTGACCGAATCAGGTAGGGTAGATTTTTAGGTTTAATGTATAGCAAGATTCCTATTCGTGCACGCGAATTAGTGATTTTGTGAGAAGTATCCCATACCCTTTGTGAAAAATTAAAGGCTGCTCAATGTGAGTAGGACAAGAAAAAGTATTATTTGTATTAACCAAAGTTACCAAAAGGGAAAATCAAGAACCGTAAAATTTACCGTTCAAGAGTCGGAAAAATTCCGATTCAAGACACGGAAAATTTCCGATGAAATAATACTAATATAAATAAGACTAATTAGAATTAGACTGATGTCAGTCAGTCGGTAAAAGAAAGAGGAGGATTAAATTTATGGAAAAGATGAAAAGCATGTTGGACGAAATATTTAATGCACGAGTAGAAACAGTTGCTAGTGTAACCAAAGAAGAACAAGAAAAAATAAATGAAGCTAAAACAAAGATAGATATTGAAGATGCTTTTGAAAATGCAACTGATAGTGAGATTAAAAAGATAGAGGAGCTTATAGATACTGCAATGGAGAATATGTCTTACGAAATGGGATATTTTGAGGAGAAGTATTACAAGACAGGATTTGCAGATGGAGTGAGATTGATTATGGAATGTGTGGAAAGGTAAAAAATATGAGGTGCTCCAATGGAGCCCCTTTGAGAATGGGCTGACCACATTGGTCAGGTGGAAAATAGTGCCTGCTCAAATTGAGCAGGGGGAAGATTATCAAATTGGTAAGGAGAAATTGCTGTTAATACTGAAAATCTTTTGATAATATGTTATAATTATGATGTCTAGATAAAAGGGTAGAATTAAATATTCTAATAGTGAGGAGGAAGTGTTTTGAAAAAGAAAATTATAATATTATTTAGTCTAATAATACTTGTAGCATTAATAATTTTTATAGTACTTAATCAAAGATTAAATTCTGTAGTAAATATTTTGTTTGAAGTTATAAATAGCGAAAGATTATTTGTTGATGAAAATAGTAATGAAACATTTTTTAATGAGTATAAAATAGATGATAGAAGTTATACTCAAATTGAAAAGTATACTTTTGTAGACTTAGATAAAGATGGTAAAGACGAATTGATAGTGTATACAACTTCTGAATATGGTTTTTATCTTATATTTAAATATGAAAAGGAATTAGATATAGTATTTGGCTATAAAATGGGAATAAGATCCATCAGTGACTTAAAGGTTGATGGAGAGTTTAAGGGTAGTGGAGGAGCTGGTTTAACATATTTTAATAATATATTCTTTGAAAATAATAAATTGTATACAAAGACCTTAGCTAAAGCTGATAGAGACTTAGATGAATATACTATTGCTGATAATATTGTTAGTGAAGAAGAATTCAAAAAATATGAACAAGACTGGAATAAGAAACAAAATTGTATTTGGAAGAAAAATACCAAATTGGTGAATGATGGAGATTTTAGTGCTCAAGATAATTTATACATGGAAAATGAAGAAAATAAAATTACTCAAGAGAGTAAGGCGGTAGGAATATATCAAGCTACATACTATAATATATATAATAAACAGATGAAAGAAACAATTAAGTTATTAGAAGGTGGAATTGGAAAATATGAATGTGTAGCTACTGAATATGCGGGAAAAAGTGAAGAAGAATGCACATGGACTATTGATGAAAATAATTTGATAACAATCACTAAACCATCTAGACTTTTTATAGATGGAATTCAGCAGGAACCTACGGTTATGCAAGCACAACTTTTATCGAGTGGAAACTTATTTATGGATAATACTAAATTTCAAAAAGTATATTAAAGATGGTGAAAAAATGAGTAATTATAAAAATTATGAAATTGAACATTTTGGTATTAAATTAAAAAATGAAATGTTAAAAATATCTAGAGAAAATTATGCTATTATAGATAAAAAACCTTCAACTAAAAAAGAATATAGAATAAATATGTACAAAAAATATCCTTACTTATATGCAGATATATATGAAGATGAAACTTGTAGTTTATATACAGATTCATGGTGTGAAAAGCATAAAAAAGAATGTTTAATTAATTATGATAAAAATATGAAATTTTTTAGTGCCTTGAGTATTGAAGAATTTAATAATGAAATAAAAAAGCTAATTACACACTACGATAAAATTATAGAAATAAAAGATTTGAACTATTGTGACAAGATGATAGGTATTTATATTATGGTATTAGATGAATATAAACAATTGTATATAGGACAAGCTGGAAAAACAAAAAATAAAACGATTAAAGATAGAATAGTGGAACATTGGAAAGGAAGAAAGAAATTTGATAAATTAATATATGGAACAGTTGAAAATTCAAATTTACATATTGATTCATTTGGTGCTTATGATACAACAAGAATATTTGTGTATCCAACAATGGAATTAAATAAAATTGAATATGAATTAATTAATTTAGTAGACGACAAATTCTTGTTAAATAGAACTGAAGGAGGAATTGATGGAGCTGATCCTGTAGCACAAGTTAAAATTATGGCTGGTAAAACAAAAAAAAACAATTAAATATTTAATATTAAAGTTGTAGTATAAATAAGCAAGATTCCTATTTGTATAGACAAATTTAGAAGTGGGAGCCCTTGCCCACGCGTTTAAAACAAGATTTTGGAAAATAATACATGAATTTTATTGTGAATATTGCATACAATATAGTATGCAATATTTTTTATGCAAAAATATTGCATGAAAAATAAAAAGATGCTATAATTTAGCTATAAAGGAGGAGTTTGCTATGATAACAAGCTTTAAGTTTAATAATTGCTTTGCTTTTAATAATATGATTGAGATGAATTTGAGAGCAGATATGAGAACTGCAAAATTTGCCTCAAATGTTACTAAAATAAAGGAAAAGTTAAATGTACTTAAATCTGCTGTTATATATGGACCTAATAATACAGGTAAAACTACGTTTATAAAAGCTATAAAAGCTATAAAAATGACGCTTGAGAATAAAGATATTCGCCTTGAAAAGAACATTTTTAACGAGAGTAATATATGTGATGCAGGGATGTCTTTTGCTCATGAAAATAAGGAATATTCTTACGAATTTATGTATGAATGTAAGGAACATCTTTATTTATATGAAAAGATGTGTGAAATATTAAGAGATCAGCATGGTAATGCTACTGAACAACTGATATATGTTAAAGATACTATAAATAATCATTATGAATGCCCTGAAGATAAAGAACTTGAGAAGTTTTTGAATTTAACATCTAACAATAATATTTTGATTTATACAGTTCAAATAGAGAAGTTTGCTATTTTACAAAGAGTAAAAAAGATATTAACTGATATTGCTAATAGCCTTGTAATAATTGATATGAATAGGATTCCGATAGATAAGACAATAGAGCTATTAAAAGAGAAAGATAAGACAACAGAAAAGGTTGTTAGTTTTATAAAGAATGCAGACATTTATTTAGACGATTTCAGATATGAAGAAAATTTAAGATTTGAAATTGATGGTAAAGAAGCAGACGAAAATGTATTAAAAAATCAAAGTATAATGGATCAAATAAGATTGGTTTCAGTATACAAAGGAATGGCTGTACCAAGTATAATATTTGATTCTATTGGTACTAAAAAAATAGCGGCATTAGCGAGTTATGTAATAACTGCAATCGAAGAGGGGAAAACGTTAATTATAGATGAACTAGATAGTAGTTTGCATTTTAAGATAACTAGAGCAATTCTAAACATGTTTAATAGTGAAATTAATAAGAATGCACAATTAATTGCAACGCTCCACGATATTAGTTTATTGGATTGTAAAAAAATGTTTAGAAAAGAACAGATTTGGTTTACAGATAAAGATAATGATAAAACAGATTTGTATTCATTAAAAGAGTTCAGTTATGCTGAAACAGGAATAAGAGATTCTACAGATATCATAGAAAAATACAGTAAGGGGGTATTTGGAGCAATACCAGAGCCTGATTTAATATCAACTTTAATAGAGGAGGTTGTTGATGAGGGGTAACTTTGAGAAAAGACTTTGCATTATATGCGAGGGATATGAAGAACAAGAGTATATGGAAGCACTAAAGAAAAAAGCTGTATTTTGGAATAAATATGACTTTGTGTTTGTTAATGCAAAATCTATAAATAATATTTATATTCGATACGAGGAAAAGTACAGATCTGATTCATATTCTATGGTATTGATATTTTGTGATACTGATAAAGGTCCTTCTGAAAGATACCTAGAGCTAAAACAAAAGATAAATACTTTTCATGGTGCAGATGTTGCTGATGACATTATAATTTTTGGTAACCCTTGTACAATGCAGATAATACTATCACACTTTGCAGATATAAGGCTGACAAGTCAAAGCAAAAGTGTGAATAGTGAGTACATAGAAAAGTATTGTGGTATAGCGAATTATAGTGCAAGTGAAGAACAACGTAAGGAACTATTTGCACAGATAAGACGTGAAAACTATGAAACAATGAAAAGTAATATTGCTAACCTTTCTACAAATGATGAAGAAATATCTAGCACGAATTTTTTGAAGTTTGTAAAGTACTTTGAAAGTGAAGATTCGAGTTGGATAGAGGATATAAATAATAAATTGTAGGGGGAATTGTAAATGATAAAGCTAAAAAAAGTTGAAATTGACAAATACAAAAGTTTTCTAGAAAAACAAGAAATAGATATAGAGGATGGAGTTACTAGAATTGTTGGGAAAAATGAATCTGGAAAAACAGCATTATTAGAAGCTATGGCAAAATTTAATTATTTTGATTCTTCAGATGACACTTTTAAATTTAATAGTACTAATGAGTATCCAAGAGGCCTATTAAAAAAATACCAACAGGAATACCCTGATGATAAATTTCCAGTTATAACTTGTACTTTTGAAATATCGGAGAAACTATTAAAACAAATCTCGGATGATGTAGGTAAAGATGTTTATAATGATAGAAATATAAAAATCAAAAAAACATATTCTAATTCAATGATGTATACTGTTTCTGCGAATTGTAAAAAATTTATAGAGAATTTTTTACAAAACTATACTTTTGAAGCAACGGTAAAAGAACAATTATTATTATGTGAGTCTTTAAAAGAATTGGAAGAAAAATTAAAGGAAAACAGAGAAGAAAATGTTTATAAAGATTTGAAAGAAAAATATATTGATAAAGCTTATATAACATTTGACGACGTAATATCAGGCTATATTGTGAAGCAATATATTGAGCCTAATATTCCACAATTTTTATATTTTGATGAATATTATACCTTGCCAGGAACTATTAATTTAAATAAATTTTCTAAAGGTCAAGTAGATGATACGTTTACTAAAGAACAACAAGATATAACTAAAGCACTTTTTGAATTGTCTAATATTGATATTGAAAAAGTTATGGATTCTGATAATTACGAAGATTTTATTGCTGAATTGGAGGCAACTTCAAATAATATAACGGACAAGTTATTAGAGTATTGGACTACTAATCAAAATTTAGAAATTGAATTTGATATACAGACAAGAGTGAATAGTTCTAGTAGAACATCTGAAAAATTTTTACAGATAAGAATAAAAAATACTAAGCATAGAGTTACGTTGCCATTAAAAAATAGAAGTAAAGGTTTTATATGGTTCTTTTCTTTTTTGGTTTGGTTTAGCAAAGTACAAGAAAAAGAAAATTTAATAATACTTTTGGATGAACCAGGATTAAATTTACATGCTGAAGCTCAATCTGATTTATTGAAATATATTGATAAAGAATTGCTGTCTAGATATCAAGTTGTATATACTACACATTCACCTTTTATGATAGAGTCGGACAAACTAGATGAAGTTAGAACGGTTTATGATTCAAATAATTCTAAAGTTGGAAGTATTATATCTAATGCATTAGAAGAAAAAGATCAGGGAACCTTATTTCCACTTCAAGCTGCGTTAGGATATAATTTAGCTCAAAATTTATATATATCAGACAAAAATCTACTTGTAGAAGGTGTTGCAGATTTAATGTTTATAACAGTTATGTCTGGAATTTTAAATTCAAGTGACAGAATTGGCTTGAATGATGATATTACAATTGTACCTGTTGGTGGATTGGATAAGGTTGCAACTTTTATTTCTTTGCTTAGAGGCAATAAATTAAATATGGTTTGCTTGTTGGATACATTTATAGATCAAAAGGGTAAAAAGAGATTAGAAAATTTGATACAGGATAAAATAATTAGTGAAAATCAAATTAAATTTTTTGACCAATATGTTGAAAGATTAGAAGTAGCAGACATTGAAGATATGTTTAATGTAGAGGAATATTTAACTTTATTTAATCAAGAATTTGCTAATGAGTTTAATAATATAAATAAAGATGATATTGATAGTACAAAATCCATAATTCCACAGATTAATAAAATTATTAATAAGACAAGATTTAATCATTATAGACCTTCAAGATATTTAACTTCCCTTTGCGTAGATAAAGATTATTTTTCAACTGAAACTTTAACTAGGTTTGAAAACTTATTTAAAGATATCAACTCTTTATTTGAAAAAGGAGAATAGTTTTAAAAGTGTATGATTATAATTTGTAAATTTTTACCGTTAATCAATCGATTAGCGGTATTTTTTATCTTTTTTACAAAAAATTATAAATTTATGCAAAAAATGCGCATCCAAACCTCCCCTATATAGTAGAAGAAAAAATTTTTAAGAAATTTTAGAAATTATGCAAAAAATCGATGTTCAAAAGTTTCTTTATATAGTGAGGAGAGAAAAAAGTTAAAAAATCTCAAAAAAGTGGTCGTGTTTTGCCCTCTAAAAATACCTTATATATTAGAGGAGAAAATATTTTTGAAATTTTGTCGAAAAAATGGCATTAAAAAACTCCTTATATAGTAAAGGGGAAAATAAAAAATATTTTTAGATTTTTGGCGAAAATTTTATCTTTAAAAACATTAGTAAGGGTGTAAGGAAAAACTTTTAAAAATTTGTCTAGATTTTTCTTAAAATATTCTCCTTATATATTGAAAGCACGAAACAGGAGGTGAACTATATGAACAGCATTATTGAATACACAATGGAAATGCAATTTTTAACTTTATTGTTAAAAAAGAATCTGCTCAGTAAGCCTGAATATAACAGGGTTAAAGAAAAGATAATCGCTGGTTACCGCATTAATACTGGGGTTGATGATTCCAAACGAAAAGAAATATAATTTGCTTGTAGTTTAAGAACTTTAAGCAGGAAGAAGGATTAAATGTGTGAGGTTAAGCTCATTGAAAAAATTAATGGTAAGATTGATAGAAAGAGTAGTAATAAAATTGTAGGTAAGTTAAGGGTAGGAGCGTATTGTCGAGTTAGTACAGATAACGAAGACCAGTTATCTAAAGAGCTTGAAAAACACGGATATAAAACTAAAGCTGGAAGTAGCAAGTGGCATGATTCAACTATTAGAGGGATACTTAAAAATGAGAAATACAGAGGAGATATATTGATGGGTAAATCTTTCACAGTTGATCCGATTTCTCATAGAAGATTAACAAATATGGGTGAAGAAGATAGGTATTATATCAGTAATCATCACGAGCCAATTATATCTGAAGAACTTTGGAATGAAGTGCAAAATGAATTTGAAAGACGTTCTATAAAACATGGTAGAGGTAATAGATTAGGTAAATATAGTTCTAAATACACATTTAGCGATAAACTTGTGTGTGGATTTTGTGGAAAGGCTGTAACAAGAAGGCGAAGATATACTAAAAACTCAAGTAAAAATGTATGGCATTGTTCTTCTTATATAAAACATGGAAAAGCATCTTGTGCTAATGCAAAGGCGATAGCAGAATAAACAATTGAAAAGTGCTTTTTAACGATGTATCAAAAGTTATCTTACAATAACGAAGCTATTATAGAGTTTTTCTTAAAACGAGTTGAAGAAAGTATAAATGAATGTAAATTAGATTGTCGCAGTATGACAACAAGGTTCTGGGGTACCCACCCGCAAGCTGTGCTTGCGAAAGGTGGGTCAGGTTCTTATATGAGTGCTGAAAATATAAACCAAGCTATATTGCGATTAGAAAATAAGCGTGATAAAATTGTTGATATGAAGATAGATGGAACTATCGAAGAAGATGTTTATAAAGTAAAATATGCAGAGTTTGAAAACAAAATTAAGGAGCTAAATAAAAAGCTAGAATCTTTAGTAATGATTAATCAAGAAAAAGCCGAGATAAAAAGAAGATTAGTAGAGTTTAAGCGATTACTTGAAAGAAAAGAGAAAGTAAACGAATTTGATGAAAATGTATTTAAATGTTTAATTGATAGAGTTATTGTTGGCGAAATTGATGAAGATGGAAATGCAAATCCTTATGTGTTAAATTTTATTTTTAAATCTGGAGAAAAAGTAAAATGTATTGATGAAAATGGAGTTAAAAAAAACGAAATAAATAGTTCTTTTGTGAGTTGCGACACATGTCGAAACGGTAATAATGATGCAGAATAGTAGAAAATGATGATTTTTTCGATTTTGACCACAAGATGTAGTGGTTTTTAAGTAAAAAAGGCTTGATATGTAATCAAAATATAAAAAGTCATAAGATTTTACAGTCATGATGTAAAAATAGATTATAATTTGAATATGTTGAAAAACTTATATGTAAAGGAGGCATAGTATGCAAAAGTGGACTAGTCTTATCGAACTTATTAATATGTTATCAGAAATGTTCTTTAAACTTATTGCTTTTTTTAGTATTCGAATTTTGGCAGTGATTTTTATTATAGTTTTTATTGTTTGTCTCTGCTTATATATTGTTAAAAAAGAAAATCAGAAAATTTATAAAAATAATAGAGAAACTGAGAAGCATTTAGAATAAAAAATTATTTAGTATTATGATTTGTAAAAAAATATGTAATTTGAACGTTGGTTTACAATAAAAAATATCATTATTGATCGCCCGAGGTATGTAGAGGTCGTTTCGTGTTTGAAGCTAGTTAAATAAGCCTTACTGGAGGTCCTTATGAAAAAAGTATTAATTTGCATTTTTGTAATAGTTTTAACAATAATTTTAGGTTTATTGTACAAAAACAGATATAATTTTATAGAGATAAAAGATAATTATTTTGCGGTAATTAGTAGTGAGGCTGGAGAGAGACTTGTTAATACATATTTGTATTTTGAAAATGGAGAATACAGTTATATAAAAGCAGTTGATATGACTAAATTTTGGGGAAGTTCAGAGTGGGAAACAACAATTATAGATGTAGGTAAATTTAATAATGAATCAGAAGTTATTAATCTTGTTCCTAAAGATACATCT